GGGTTCGTGATCAACGCGCCCACCGACCCGGCCACGGCGTGGCTGCTGACCGAACCCGGCGAGGCGTTGACGCTGCACCTGGCGTCCGCCGTCGCGGTCGGCGGCTGGCTTGTCTACTTCGAAACCACCGACGCCTAAGCACCGCTATGCCCTACGACGACACTGTTCTCGCAGACACACCCACCCGATACCTCAAGCTTGAGGAATCATCGGGCGGTCTCGCCGTGGACTCGTCGCCCAACGCGGTGAACGGCAGCCACGGCTCGTCAGGCCTGACCTATTCGGTGCCTATCCCGGAGTTCGTCAACGAAAGCGCCCTGGGCATCACCTACGACGGTGTGAACGGCAAGACCCTCGTGCCCATACCTAATCTCGTCTACCCCTACGCAACGGAGATCTTCGTCAAAGACCCCGCGCAGGTCGCCTCGCTGGAGATGGTCATGGCCATCGTCGATGACTCACAGGCTCACGGGATACTACTCATTACTCGGACGATTATCGGTGTACGTCGGTTCTATCTCTCTGAATTTGATCAGTTCGAATCCTCCAACGTCATCAGCAGTTCGGTCGTCAGCCCAACCGGTCTGCACCACGTGGTTACACGTTCAATCCACAACGAACTCCGCGAGTTGTGGGTCGATGGCGAGCTGGTCGGGTCTGCGTCGGACCCGATCACACGCGCGGGCTCGAACTACACCTTCATGCTTGGCTGGGCAGGTTCCAGCTCCACCTTCAGCGGCACCCTGACCCGCGCGGCGTTCTATGCCCACGACCTGACACCCGAGCGGATCCAGGCACACTATGAAGCTGCCACCGTGATCGCCGCCAGCGAAAGCTACGGTCGCCTCGCCATGACGGGGGTGGGCCAATGATCCGCTTCGAGATCATTAACCAGTTCTTCGATAAGCAGGCGGTGCGCGACAAGGTCGATGTTGGGACGCGTCGGGTGCTCTCGAAGTTCGGCGCGTTCGTCAGGCGTACCGCCCGATCGAGCATACGCAAACGTAAGCGGATCAGTGCGCCCGGCGCACCGCCCAGTAGCCACATCGGCCTGCTGAAGAAGTTCATCTTCTTCGGCTACGAACCCACCGCCAGAAGTGTGGTCATCGGACCCGTGCGGCTCAGCCAGAACGGCCGTGGCAAAGCGCCGGCCCTGCTCGAGCACGGCGGCCCCGCGAAGGTCGGCAAACGTCGCGCCAGATACAAACCACGCCCCTTCATGGGACCGGCCTTCCAGAAAGAACAACCCAAGCTGCCCGCCATGTGGCGTGACAGCATTCCCCGGAAATAACCCCGGAATAAGTAAGGAGACATACCCATGCCTCAAGAATTCCTATTAGGCATGAACGCCAAGATCTACCAGGGCCCGACGGGCACCGCGCTCGCCAGTCTCACCGAGATGGACAACGTCAAGGATGTGACGCTGAATCTGGAAGCAGGCGAGGCGGATGTGACCACCCGCGCCAACCAGGGCTGGCGCGCCACCGCCCCGACCCTGCGCGAGTGCACCGCCGAGTTCGAGATGCTCTGGAAGCCCGGCGACACCGGCTTCGACGCGATCAAGACCGCGTTCCTGACCTCGGCCACGATCGCCTTGGCCGTCCTCACCGGCGACAAGTCGGCGTCTGATACTGAAGGACCGCGAGGCGACTTCAGTATCACCAACTTCAGTCGCAACGAACCACTCGAAGAAGGCGTGACCGTCTCCGTGACAGCCAAGCTCGCCAAGTTCGAGGAATGGGTGGAGGTGGCGTAATGAAGACTTTTAATGACGCATCCAGTCGGACCTGGTCACTCACGCTCAACCTCGGCACCGCCATGGCCGTCAAAGCCAAGCTGAACGTGGACCTGCTCCAGCCGGAAGCGGGCGATCCGCCGTTACTCACACGGCTCGGCACGGACGAGATGCTTCTGGGCGAAGTGCTCTGCGCCATGCTCGAAGGCCAGTTCGTCACGCACAAGGTCACCGAGGCCGACGTGCGGAACAGTTTTGACGGGCAGACGCTGCTCGCAGCCCAGAAGGCGTTCTATGAGGAACTCATTGATTTTTTCCGGTCACGCGGCCGCAACGACAGGGCCAAGGCGGTCGCGAAACAGATGGCCATGATCGACGCGGCGGTGACCGCGATCGAAACCAAGATCGACGGGATCAATGTGGAGCAGACGATCGCTGGCGCGATGTCTGGCGCATCGCGGGAAGCCTCGGTCTCGGACCCCGTGGACTCCGACGACTGACACTGCGGCAGTTGTTGTGGATGGCTGAGGGCCTGGGACGTGAGCGCTGGGCGCATACCTCGCTGGTCTGCGCTTTGATCGCCAACGCCAACCGCGACCCGAAGAAGCACCGGCCGTTCAAGCCGGCAGACTTTGATCCTTATGCACGTCAGCGAAGGTGGGACGCGTCATCCAAGCAGACCGCCAGCAAGCAGGACCTGAGGTTATTGCGCGAGGCGCTTGAAGGACCGCAACGACGACGTTCAGAGAATTGACTCATGGCATCCACACAAGGTATCCGAGCCGGGCGTGCGTTCGTCGAGTTGTTCGCCGACGACAGCCAGCTCGTGCGCGGGCTTCGTCGTGCGGAGCGGAAGCTCAAGGCCTTCGGCGCGTCGATCCGCAATCTAGGCTTGATGGCTGTCGGCATCGGCGCGGCGGTGCTTGCGCCTCTGGCGGCCTCTGCCAAATTGTTCAGTAGTTACGGCGACCAGGTCGCCAAGATGGCCAAGCGCACGGGCCTGTCGGTCGAAACACTCAGTGAACTGCGGTTCGTGGCCAGCCAGACCGGCACCGAGTTTGAGTCACTCGAGATGGCCTTCCGCAAGATGCAGCGGTCGATCTACGACGCGGGGCGGGGTCTGTCCACACAAGTGGATTCGTTGAACGATCTGAGCCTGACGTTCAAGGATCTGGACGGCCTGTCACCCGAGGACCAATTCAAGCTGTTAGCGGATCGGATCGGTCAGGTCGAGGACCCCACGAAGCGAGCGGCGATCGCGATGTCGCTATTTGGACGCACTGGTACAAACCTGCTGCCGATGTTCGCGGCCGGCAGCGCGGGCATCGAGGCGTTGCAGGCCGAGGCGCACCGTTTGGGGCTGACCATGTCGGGCGAAGACGCCAAGGCGGCGGAAGACTTCACCGATGCGCTCGATCAGTTGTGGAAGGTTGTGAAGATGGGCGTCTTCAACATCGGTGCGGCTCTGGCCCCTGTGCTTCAAAGTATGGCCGACACGATCACCCGCGTGGTCATAACAGTCAGTGAATGGGTCAAACAGAACCGGGGTCTGATCGTCCAGGTGGCGAAGATCGCTGCGATCGTTGTGGCTGCCGGTGTGGCGCTGATCGTATTGGGCACATTGATCTCGGGACTGGGTGCGGTCCTCGGCGGCCTGGCGACCATCCTGGGTGTGACCGCAGCGGGCATCGGACTCGTCGCGACCGCGATCGGGTTCCTGGTCTCGCCGATCGGGCTGGTGATCGCGGGATTGGGTGTGCTCGGGGCTTATCTCGTGAAAACCTCCGGGATCGGGGGTGCGGCGCTGGCGTGGTTGGGCGATCGTTTCGGCGAGTTGAAGGACACGGCGTTGCAGGCCTACCAGGGCATCGCGGACGCGTTGGCCGCTGGCGACATCGGACTGGCGGCGAGGATCCTTTGGCTAACCCTAAAGATGGAGTGGATCAAGGGTGTCAGCTTCATCGAGGGTGTCTGGCTTAGATTCCGGGGGTTCATTATGGACGTGCTCGTGGGCGCGTTCGTCGGGGCACTCGCCACGTTGGAGACCATCTGGCACGGCCTGGAGGTCGGTTGGATCGAAACTACCGCCTTCCTGGCCAAGGCGTGGTACGGGTTCGTCAACATCTTCACAGGCTCGTGGGAGCAGATGAAGGCCCTGGCCGCCAAGACCTGGAACACTATAAAAGGCCTGTTCACCGATAGCTTCGACACCGGCAAAGCCAACGCCGAGATCGACCGGGCCTTGGCACAACGTCTAGCCCAGATCGACCAGAACACCGGCGAGGCGGTGATCGGGGCCGACCTGCGCCGTCAGAACCGCCGTAACCGGTCCGCCTCCCTCCATGATCAGACCCTCGGGGTCCTCGGTCAAAAGTACGAGGACGAACAGACCCGCCAGGCGAGCGAGCGTGCGCAGGCCGAACTGGAGGCCGAACAGGCCCTGATCGCCGCGCGGCGGGAGTGGGAGGCGGCGATCGCAGAAGCCAAGTCCAACCGTGCCGCAATTGGCGTGGGTAGCGATAGCCCAATTCCGGGGGCACCTGATCTGTCTGGTCTCAGTGACATGCTCGAGCGCGAAGCCGAGCGGATCGGTGTTCGGGGCACGTTCAACGCCGCCGCGATCCAAGGCTTGATGACCGACAGCGGCGTCGCCGAGCGCACCGCCAAGGCCACCGAAGACACCGCCCGTAACACCAAACACATTGAACGCGCGATCAACGACAACGCGATCGCGTTCGCCTGAGAATCCTATGCCCATCGTTGAGGAAAAATACGGCCGCATACTCTCCGATGATTCGGCAGAGATCACTTACATCATCCGCGACCTCGCCGACGATGTGGATGCGCGGACTGAATTACTGATCGCATCACCGTCCACACATAACGGCCTGGTGCGAAGTGATGCGCAGGTTGAAGAGATCCACGACCTGATCTGGTTGGGGACGGTCAGATACGCGCCCTCCGCAGCGAACCCACCCCAGGCCGGCGAGTCCAGCTTCGCCTTCGAGACACGCGGGGGCACGCAACACATCACGCAGTCCTTGGCCACCGTGGCGAGCTACGCCTCCCCCGACATCCCCGCCGCACCCATCTTCGACGGCGCGATTGGTGTGACCGAGGACTCTGTGGGGGGTGTGGACATCACCGTGCCGGTCTACACCTTCTCCGAGACTCACTACCTGTCCCCGAGTGCGGTCAACACCGCATACAAAGCGACGCTCTTCGGATTGACGGGGCGAGTGAATGATGCCTCATTCAAGGGCTTAGCGGCGGGCGAATGTCTGTTCCTCGGCGCAGCGGGCACTCAGCGTGGCGACGACCCCTGGGAGATCAGCTTCGCCTTCGCGGGCTCACCCAATGTCACGGGGCTGTCCATCGGCTCGATCGTGGGCATCGAGAAGAAAGGCTGGGAATACCTCTGGGTCAGATACCAGGCCGCTGAGGACGCGACCGCCAAGATGCTGATCCGCAAACCTGTGGCCGCATACGTCGAGCGTGTCTACCGCGAGGGAAGTTTTAGTTCATTGGGGATCGGCACGTGACAAATCCCTCAACAATTCACGTACAGGATCGGGTTCTGGCTGTGCTTTGGGATGTGTTTTGCTACCGACCGGTTCAGGTACTTTTTACGCACCTTCTCCTCGGCAACCACACCGACGAACTCCCACCGCTCCTCGGCAGGGCCACGGGTCGGTCTGTCGGCGCGGAACGTCGATCCGGACGGCAGCCAGTGGGTGATCCTATAGACCTCCCGCACGATGTTCTCATACACCGCAAGCGCATACTCAGCTCCCTCGCGGCGCTCACCCACCACCCAGGCCGAACGCGTGGCATCGTAGAGCGCGACGGGATCGATGCCGTAGTGGAAACGCCTGGCGACCCGGATGATCACGACGGGTTCCGTGATCTTGACCGGCTTACGGTCATACAACGCCCGTACCTGATCAATGCTCATCCTGCCAAGTCGAGATTTATTGTGGCCGTATACCCGGTTCGAAAGCCGCTCCAACCCGATCAGGTCAATAGCCGCCATCTCCACGGCGAAGGCTTCGGCTTCCGTCTTCAAACCATGGATCAGCAACTCAACCCGGGGCTTCAGACCAAGATCGTGAAGCTCACGTATCACCTCATCGTGCGGTGTGTTGCCCTTGCCCTCTATATGAGCCAGGGCGCGGTTGCCCTTGCCTTTACCCACATAAAAGACTTCTTCGGTGTCGGGCCGCACGTAGAGGTAGACGTAGTGGCCCAGGTGGCGGGTGACAGACGGCGAGAGTTTGGGTGCTTTGGCCATAAGTGGTTCCCGATTGATTCTCCTGAGCAATGTGAACCTAGCGTAACGCTCAAAGCGGGGGTATGCGAATGAACCTCCGGCACGTTCAATCCGGTCAGCCAATGCGCATCCCAGCTTCGGACTGGAATGCGATCATCGACGTCACGCGTGCGCACTACGAGAGCCAGGCGAACGTAGCATCCAGCAAACCGGCCACTACCGGTGCGAACGCCACGGGCATCGTCTACATCAAGAATGCCTCCGGTGCCGACCAGGAGCGGTTCGCGGTGCTGGGGATCGATACCCCGATCATCCTACCCGGCGACAGTGAATCCGGCGGGCACGAGGAGGAGTTCAAACGCCAGGTCGCGCTGTCGTGTGTGGTGCCGGTCGTGCCGACGCATACAGGCCGATTCGTGATCCTCGCCGAACCACTGGCCGACGGCGCGATCGGTCGGGCTTATATCGATGGCGTGTGCGTCGTGCGTCTGCGTGTGCCCAACAACGCGAACATGGGAACGCAGGCCGACGTGGTGGACGCCGACAGCACGGTACTGGAACTGAAAGCGGGTGGCGCAGCTCAAGTCATCTGGCGTGAGGAGGTGGCCACTTCTCCCGGTGAGTGCTGGGCGATTGTTCGACTGGGTCCGGCCACCCGCGACGGCTACTGGGCCCGCATCTACGGCAGCGCCGATCAGTCCGGCAACATCTGGTACTACGGCTTCGACGAGGTCACCTACGACGGCACGGACTGGACCGTCGTGCCCGGAGGCCGCTACGGCGATTCGCTCGACCCCAACACCCACGCGATCAACACCGCCGAGGCCGGCAACGGTCCCACAGGGGTGCAGGGTAACGGCGTCGATGTCGATGTACTCAACGAAGGTTTAACCATCCAGCCCGCGCCCGACGACGTGGTGGTCTGGTTGCGCGATGAACCCGCCCCCGGAGGTCTTCCCGGAAGTCCGCCCGGCTCGCCGCCGATTCGCGCCACCTTCTTCTACCTCAATGGCGTGGACGGGACCTGTATCTGATGTCCAGCACCGCGAGCAACCGCTGCTGCTGTGACTGTACCGGCATGGGCCTGCCGATCTTCACCGATTGGAAGGTCAACCGTGGCCCGTGGGCCGGTGGCAATTCCTACGACGTGGGCGACCTGGTCTTCAGCGGGTCGCCCGCGGTCTACTACGTCTGTCATTCCGCGCATACGGCCAATCCGGGGGTCAACGATCCGCCCAACGCGACGTTCTGGACCGTCGCCGATCGGGCCTTGAAGTGCCTCTACCTGGAAATCGACAACATCGGGTTCAAGGGCTGCATGCCCCTGATCGGCATCGAAGACGGGGAGGACGAGTCGTCCACCGGCGCAAGGGTGAGGCTCGGTGAGTATTCGATCCACCTGAACGACAAATGGCTGCTGCGCCAACGCAAGCCGTCGCCCGGCGAGGAAGGTTTCCAGAACAAGCTGCTGTATCTCTACGGCGGATACGTGGGGCAGGGTTGCTGGTGGCAATACAACTGCGACTGCGATGCGGACATCTATACGGAGCATTTGGTAGTCCAGACCCAGGTAGGACCGATCCCGACCTGGACCGATTCGTACACCTCCGGCTTCACGATCCAGGTCGCCTTTACCCCGTCCGAGGTTGAGGTGGTCATCTTCGGGGGGCTGTTCCCCTACTCAAGCGGTGCGGACGGGGACCACGATCCCGTCGATGGATCGGACGTTCCGTGCAAGCACCCGACGTTGTGGATGAGCGTATCCACGGAGCTGTTCCGGGGCACCGCCAGCATCCCAAGTGGGTGGCTGGACGCATTCGGTGAAGCAACATCGACGGTCACGGTCAACAATGATTGGTCGTGTTCGGACATCGGGACGGTGTTGCAAGCGGGATCGACGCCGACCGGGCATACCAGACCCTTAGGCCGGGTCATCGTGGGAGCCGGGGGCGGGACCGTCAAGCTGGTTCCGCCCCACGCGGCGGGGTGGGAAGATTCGATCGGGAATGCGGCGGCATCGTGCGGGTCCTTCGCCGATTGCGATGGGACCGGCGGTGACCCGCCCCCTTGGGACCCCGACCCGCCATACCCTCCCTTCCCGCCGGGGCCCGGGCCGGGCCCGGGGCCTGGGCCAGACCCCAGGCCGCCGCCACCGCCGCCGGGGCCGAAGAAAAGACGCTACTCACCTGTCAATAAATGCGGCGGGGGACGGTACGGGCAGTGGGTCGATACCGGCAGCTACCCGGCGGGGACGGTCCTGCTGGTAATGAACGCCACCGGCACGCTCGTGTGCGTTGTCATCTCGCCGGACATCGTCATCGCGGAGGCACCACCCGGTCCGATGCTCACCGGCGTGATCTCTAACTTCGGCGCGCGCGGGTGCTCGGAATGCTCTGCCTGTTATCGCCTGGAGCGGTGCGACGGCCTGGTGAATCTGTTCACGCGGGATGACCTGTCAGCGGTCGTCGGCAAGGTCGTGGATGTCGGCGGGGAGTGCTACACGGTCTATGAAGCGGAGAACTGCCCGCAGGAAGACCATCCGAGCATCGGCGAGGAACGGGAGGACTGCGACGATCCGGCGTGCGGCCCTGCCAACCCGTGCGAATCCTGCGGCGGCGAGCAACCGGATTGCACCGTCACGTTGAACGGAACATGGGACGGAGATTGTACGTTCCACGGCGGTCCCCATTCTCCGTCTGGGACCTATACGTCCAGCGATCCGGGCCTATGCTCCTTTTACGAATGCTGCTGGGCATGGCGCAAGGCGATCGTAGGTCCATTTTCGACTACCTATCATTATGTATTCGTCTATTACAAAGAAGGGGTATTCACCGTCATACATGACGGAACAAACAACGTGGGGTGGACGCCGGAAGAAGCCAATCTGAGTTGCGATCCTGAGACCGGCGAACTCTCCGGCAGCGTCACGCTCACGGATGCCGTACTGGAAGGGTGCGTTGGGGATTGCGGGCTTGATTGCCCAAGCATCACCATTGTGTTCGGGGGATGACATGAAGCTGCCGCTATTCACAGACACCATCCATTGCTCAAGCAGAAGGGAACGCGGCGCATGCAAGGTATGCCGGTCATCAAGACGATTTCGGGAGCAGCTGGCCCAATCGTTTTCGCTGCCCGATGACGACCCCGACTTCGACTGCCCGCACGGCGTCGAATGGATCAATAAACCAAAGGCAACCGACGAAGCGAAGCCGCAACGTAAACCCTATGTCGCCCCCAGGCCCCGACGGAGCCGAGGCCTCGGCGACACCATCGCCAAGGCAACCAAGGCCATGGGCATCAAGCCTTGTGGCGGTTGTAAACAGCGCCAGGCCGCACTCAACAAGCTGGTGCCGTACAAACATGATGATGATGCAGCCACCACCAGCGCGCCGGACGCGGAGGGCCGAGCGAACGGGACGACCTAATGACTCTCGTCGGCTGACGCTGGCGATCGAACTTCAAGCGGCCGCCGCCCCTGGCAGAGGATCATCTGTTCGGGTGGTGGAGTACTATTTCAGGCCCAAGGAGACCTTGGTCGGGTAGTGGGTGATAATCCAACTCCTAAGGCGATTGACTCACTTTTAGGCTCAGCAGAGCGTTTTACAGGGTTTATGATGGATTTTATCGAGATAATTCTCTAAAATAAGGTGACAATTCTGTCGCTTTGTGGTCTATTTGACGATATAATTGACAGAACTGGCATCTTATGAATACGGACTATCACATGACGGACCCAGCAGTATTGGCCGAGATCGGCAACCGGCTCGCCCGGTATCGACTGGAACGCAACCTCACACAGGCTGAACTAGCCCGTGAGGCGGGTGTATCGAAACGCACACTGCTTAGGCTCGAAGGCGGCGAATCAACACAACTGACGAATCTGATCAAGATCATCCGGGCGCTTGACCTCTTAGACAACCTGGATGCGTTCATCCCGCCACCAACGCCAAGCCCAATCGAACAACTCAAGACCCAGGGCAAACAGAGAAAAAGAGCCGCGCCCCGGTCCAAGCAACCTGAGGACGGCCACGAATGGACGTGGGACGAGGAAGGGAGTGAGAAATGAGCACTATCGCTGAAGTCCGACTGTGGGGCCGTATGATTGGTGCCGTCTCTGTAGAGGGTCCGAAGGAAATCGCGTCGTTCGAATACACCGACGCTTTCCAGAAAAGTGGGATTGAGATCGCCCCGCTGATGATGCCGCTTGAAGATCGTATCTATCGGTTCCCCGATTTATCCATGAAGTCATTCAACGGCCTACCGGGGCTCTTGGCGGACGCCTTGCCAGACAAGTTCGGTAACGCGGTCATCGATGCTTGGCTCGCTACCCAAGGCAAGCTTCCTGGAGAAATCGATGCAGTCGAACGTCTGTGCTATACCGGGACCCGTGGCATGGGGGCACTTGAGTTTCAGCCAGCAAAAGGACCACAAGCAGATCAATCGATGCCGGTACAAGTTGATGCTCTGGTTGAACTCGCGTCGGATGTACTCAAAAGTCGCGAGAGCCTTCAGGCTTCGTTCGCCGATGAAGTCAAGGAGCATGCGTTACGCGAGATCCTGCGTGTGGGCGCATCGGCCGGCGGTGCCCGCGCAAAGGCGGCCATCGCCTGGAACCCCAAGACCAATGCGGTACTCAGCGGACAAGTCAAGGCACCGGCAGGATTCGAATATTGGCTGCTAAAGTTCGATGGTATTTCCGACAACCGCGACAAGGAACTCGCTGATCCGAAGGGATACGGCGCAATCGAATACGCCTACTCGCTGATGGCCAGAGCGGCTGGCATCCGCATGTCTGATTGCCGACTGTTCGAAGAGAATGACCGCCGACACTTCATGACACGCCGCTTTGATCGCCTTGCCGATGGCGAGAAACTGCACATGCAGTCGCTGGGTGCGATGGCACACTTAGACTTCAACAACGCTGGTGGCAACTCGTATGAGCAGGCCCTCCTGGTTATTCGACGCCTGGATCTGTCGATGGATGAGACCGAGGAGCAGTTCCGCCGCATGGTGTTCAACATCATCGCAAGGAACCAGGACGATCATGTGAAGAACATCGCATTCTTGATGGACAAATCAGGTCGTTGGTCGCTCGCACCGGCTTTTGATGTGATCTATAGCTATAACCCCGATGGGGCATGGACATCCCAACACCAAATGAGCCTTAACAATAAGCGTGACGGATTTACCCTCGATGATTTTAAGGCCGCAGCGAAAACGATCTCTCTGAAGCGCGGGCGGGCCGAGGCAATTGCCCGTGAAGTAACCGATGCAGTGAATCGTTGGCGCGAGTTTGCAGACGAGGCTAAGGTTCTCCCGGATCAAGTTAATGCCATCGCCAAGACGCTCAGGCTTGACCTTATTTGATGCAAATTGATTCGTTGTTTCAATGGCAGCCTACCGATGGCTCCCGCATGTACTGACGGACCTAATACCACGCCGGATCAGGATGTATCCAAACAAGGCAAACCTAATCAGTAACTAATATATGATATTCCAACAATAGGATTATCATGGGGTTTGTGCGCATTTCGGGCAAAATACAAAACGTTAATGTGGTTCATTCACGAGCCTGATGAAACTGCAAACATCGGGTGCGGAGACGGTTAAGGAACAGGAATAACCCCCGATGAAGGCAATTTCAACCACGGGCCCAGGCCAGCGAATCGGTATGATGGCGGCTCATCTAAGCTCTTCAATAGGGATTCCTCCATGGCTGAACAACGTAAAGGTTGCCTCCCCACCTGTTTAAGGTTCCTTGCCTCATTCGGAAGTCAGGAGCCGGAGCCAAGCCTGCCCAAAATGATGGTCAACAAGAAGTTCATCACTGCATCCGAAAAGAACTTCTATCTGGTATTGAGGCACGTGCTCGGCGAGCGGGGACACATACTCGCACAGGTTTCACTCGCTCAGTTGATCTACCTGCCGGGCACCAACAGTACGAATCTAGGCCGGGCAACCTGGTGGAACAAGCTGTCTCGCCGGAGCGTGGATTTCCTGATTTGCGACCCGGACACGCTAAGACCACTGGTAGCGATCGAGCTAGACGAGCCAAGCCATGCGAAGCCGAAGAGACAGCAGCGAGACATGGAGGTAGAGCAGGCTTTTAGGGCAGCAGGACTGCCGCTCCTGCGGGTGCTTGCCGGCCGCTCCTACAACACCAGGGAAATTACTGATTGCATCGCTCCCTACATGGACGGGAAGGCAAAGAACAGACATTAATACCGAAGGCCCACAGCCAAAGAGATTCAGAAAACGTTGGTTTCCTGACACCCAACCATCTCGTCTGCACCGGTGTCTCGCTGAATTTATTTCTCAGTCACCGGCCGAGCTTCATTGTCTGGGTCAGACTTGCCCGTCACCCTCGACCTCTTGGCCAGCTCGTGGATACGCCATAATGAACGAGCAAGAAGATGGGCCACTTCCTGATCTCGCTGTTCTTGGGTCATTCGTTCTGGGTCGGTGATCACCTCGTTACCTTTCTTATAGACGCCGCATCCCCACGCGTCGCCATTGAGCGGCACGATCCGACATCTTGCAAGGTGGCCCAGAAAGGTCTCCGATCGCTCGCAAACTCCGTTTCTGGCTGAATTTTCACGATCAGAATTGGTTCGACCGCTGCAGCTTATATTCGTGACCCGAATACGGTTGCGACACCACTAAATGGCGACAACGGAATCACGATTGCCGCGTGGGTCCGACCCGACGACTTCGACCTCGCCGAGGCAAGGATCATATCTAAGGCCTCTTCTGCTGCTGACGAAGACCACTTCTGGATGCTGGGAACGGTCAGGCAAGAGGGTATGCGTTTGCGTGCCCGGCTCCGCACCGATCCTGGTGGCGGCGATAGCACAATGAAATTGAGCGCAAGCTCTGGACTACTTGTACCTGGAATATGGGTCCATGCCGTCATGACTTACGACGGGCACACACTTCGTCTATTTAAGGATGGTGTCGAAGTTGGAAAGACCAATCTTACCGGTACAGTCTCGACTGCCAATCAGGTAATCAGAATTGGCGACAACCCAAGTGGGGCCCAGAATTTCGATGGCTCGATCGACGATGTGAGGGTATATAACCGCGCATTATCACCAAGTGAAATCCAACAACTCATAGATCTCGCAGACCTAACAACTACACCAATCGAGCAGGACACCAGGCCCGAAACACTAGTGGTATTAGAGGCGGAATTCATGGATGTGAATGTCACGCTGGCGTGCCCCGTAAAACTTGATCCAGTTTGAATGAGAGTCTCTACTGCCCTTGATTGGGCAAGGAGACTTGGATGTCACAGAAGAAGCGTCGTCGTCACAACCCTCAACAGATCGTCGAAAAACTCAAGGAGGCAGACCGTCTGCTGAATACAGGTCAGCCGCTGGGGCGGGTGTTGCAGGCCCTGGTGGTCAGCGAGGCCACGTATCATCGTTGGCGTCAACAGTACGGTGGGATGAAGGCCAGCGAAGCCAAGCGACTCAAGGAACTTGAACAGGAAAACGCTCGGCTCAAGAAGCTGCTGGCCGATGCGCATCTGGATAAGGACATCCTCAAGTCGGCGTTGGAGCATCTGGGAAACGAGTAAGCCCGACACGTCGCCGAGAGGCGGTCGTTCATGTTCGTCGTCAGATGAACACCAGCGAACGTCGGACGTGTCGGGCACTGGATCAGCCGCGAAGCACGCAGCGCTACCAACGTCGGATCAAGGAGGATCAAGGCGTGTTGCTTGAAGCGATCGAAGCGTTGGTTTGTCAGCACCCTCGGTATGGCTACCGCATGATCCATGGGTTGTTGGTAGAAGATGGGTTCGCCGTTGGGCGTGACCGCGTGTATCGGCTGTGGCGGGAGCATGGCTACAAAGTGCCTATAAAACAAGTAAAGAAGCGGCGTCTTGGCGTCAGCGGGAACGGGATCATGCGACAGAAGGCCGAGTCGATCAACGAGGTGTGGTGCTGGGACTTCATCCACGACCGAGATGAACATGGCCGGGCGCTGCGTTGGCTGATGATCGAGGATGAGTTTACGCGGGAAGGCTTGGCGGTAGAGGTGCGTCGTTCGTTCAAGGCTCAAGATGTTCTGGATGTGCTCTGCGAATTGATGATGATCCGAGGCACACCCGGCCACATCCGCTCGGACAACGGGCCTGAGTTTATTGCCCAGGCGATCCAGGTGTTCCTGGGACAGATGGATATCAACACGCTGTACATCGAACCCGGTGCACCTTGGCAAAACGGGTATGCGGAAAGTTTTAACAGCCGGTTCCGCGATGAAGTACTCAACCAGGAATCGTTCGCCGACTTGGCCGAAGCAAGGCAGGTCAGCGCCTGGTGGAAGAACCACTACAACCACCGGCGTCCACATTCGTCACTGTCGTATCAACCCCCAGCTCGATTCGCCGCCTCACTGGGCGTGCCTGCGTTCCGGCTCGGGGCTGCGCCCCTCCCCTGCACTCCGTTACGCCCAGTGATAGAATCAGCCCTCACACCACCGACTCTCATTGAGGCTGGTACATAGTTTTCAGGCAGGCCATGTGCAAGTCGGGCGTGGGTCTGCTGGGGCGACCCGTGTTGCCGCAGTTTTTGCCGGACGTACCGGCCCCAATCACTTCCGGGGGTGTCGAGTTTGTAGCGTCGGCTGGCGGAAGTTCGGCGGTGCTCGGCGACGCGCTGCGCCGGGTCGTAGTGGTAGACGCCGAACACGTCGCGGTTGCGACGCAGCTCACGGCCGATCGTGGCGCGGTGCCGACCGACCTGACGCGCGATCACGGCGTTGCAGAACCCGGCGAGAGCGAACAATCGCCTAGCATTCGGGTTTTCCACAGGGCATGGCCATCCCCGTTTTCCCTAGAACATGAGGCACCGAATATAATTATTCCGAATCATCTGTAAATATATCTTGCATATCTACCCCATAGATGCGACATGCCGCAGCAAGGTGGTTTGGAGCATGAATCAAAAACAGACCAACACCTGCTTCTATTTCATCCTCAAGAAACCTGTCGGGACACATATGCATGGCAATAATAAATGCGGCATCCCAGCCCCAATCACAAAGATGGAAAGCCAGTTCATGAGCATCCTTTTCATCGAAGTCGGGCGCCAAAGCAGCCGTGTACTTCTTCATGGCAATATTATTTGTCGCCATATTAAGCAAGTCGGCCTTGTCTGAAAAAGCTTCCTTTATAATTGCGTTTACTTTTTTTTTAATGCGATCAATAGCATCAGACATGTTATTAAGACCTTGTTTTAAATGTTAGGGAAGATAAGGGGGCGAGGGGGCGGGAGCCGATATTTGTCCGGCCGCTTTTCTCTTACTCTTCCTTAAAAACTCAGCCTTGCGATCAGGGCTTCGGCGTCGCAACGTCGCCCATGTGCATCAGCGGTAGCGGCATCGGTGAATCGGAGTTCAGGAAGTAGACCTTGGCGGCGGGGTCTTTGGAGATTTCCTGGAGGGCTTTGAGGGCTTCGAGTTGGATGTAGGCCGGGTTGCCGGAGATCGCCTCGTTGATCTTCTCGATCTCGTAGGCCTGGGCGTCGGCGAGGAGCACGCGCTGCATGGCTTCCTGCTCGGCGGCTTCACGCTTGGCTTCGGCCTCGGCGACGAGTTGCTGCTGTTCGGTGCGGAAACGATCAAGCTCGGCCTTCTGGCGTTCGGCTTCCTGCTCCCGTTCTTTCTTCCGCTCGATCGCCTGGTTAATAAATTGCGGCAGGGTGATGTCACGGATGAGGACTTCGGTGACGATCAGGCCGTTCTCTTCCAGCGATTCCTGCAACGACTCCATCAACGCCATCTGGAGCTGGTTCTGGGTTTCTTCCAGGAAGAAGTCTTCGGCCCGCTTGATGGTCTTGCCCTGTTCACGCAGGACCGAACGGAGCTTGGGGACCAGGTGGACGGCTATGACCTGCTCGACCGAGCCGGTGTTCGTCAGGATCATGGGGGCCATGTCGGCCTTGATGCGGTACTGCACGGAGACATCGATCTTCGTGGTGAGTTGGTCTTGACTTGGGACCTCGGCGGTCTCCATGTGGGTCTTCTGCCGGGCGTCGTAGTCGGACCAGCGGTACAGCGGGTTGACCGGGAAGTGCAGGCCCGGCTGATAGGGGTCTTGAATTACCTTGCCGAACAATGTGGCGACGGAGACGTGCCCGGCGGGGACACTCTTGAAGAGCCAGGAGCCTAGCAGGCCGATGATGACCAGCAGGACGGCGACGGGGACGAGTTTGGTGGAGTTATTCATGAGGGTTTGCCCTGAGCGTGTATGGTGAAGCGCCGGATCGTTGGGCGCGTGATGTTTGTGGGGATAGCTTAGCAGAAAGTGCGGGGCGTTCGGTGCCCGGTGCTGGGAAGGTGTGCAGGTGTTGTTGCGAAGGCGGGACGTAAGGTTGAGGCGGGGCGAATCAGGTGGTCGGCCCTCACCCCGGCCCTCTCCCGGGGGGAGAGGGGGTAAGACGGGTTGAACAGGTCAGCGCGATCTCATCCAGCCTTAGTGTGTTCGGGTGCCAGACTTTGGCCTGTCGGGCAAAGTCTGGGGGGCGGGACACGCTTTGCCGCTGCGCGGTCAGAACGTGGCACCCGCGCTAAGGCTTCTTTCACCGTCACTTGCCGGGGGAACATCCACGGCGATCTTCGATCGCCCGCTAAACCGCGGCGTTATACCGAGAAATGACGATACATAATGCACCGGCGCGTCTTGCGTAATGGCTACCCGTCATTCCCTGACCCCCGGCTGCGCGGGGGTGACATAAAAGGCGCGGTAAGTCTTCATGCAAACTGCTTTATAGCTTCTTGCGGGATGGCATACCGTATCGTGAATCGTCACCCCTATGCACACCGTCACCCCCGCGCCCGCCGTCACTCCCGCGCAGGCGGGGGTCCACGTCTTGGGAGTCATGGGGCATCTGGATGCCCGCCTGCGCGGGCATGACGGGATGGGCGAGCATGACGAGAAGAGATGGGGCAGGATACTTTAGGTCTTGGATTTATCGCGTTCGATGAAGGCGTAGGCGTTGTGGTTGTGGATCGACTCGTAGTTGGTGCTGTTGATCTGGTACCAGATGATCCGGTCCTCATCATCGAGGTCCAGTGCCAGATCGCGGACGATGTCTTCGACGAACTTGGGGTTCTCGTAGGCGTCTTCGGTGACGAACTTCTCATCGGGGCGTTTGAGGACGGCGAAGACCTGGGTGCTGGCGGCCTGCTCGACGATGCGGAAGAGGTCTTCGATCCACATGGTTTTGTCGGGCGCGAAGCGGACCTTGGCCTCGATCTCGCAGCGCTGGTTGTGGGCGCCGTATTTGGAGATTTCTTTGGAGCAAGGGCAGAGGCTGGTCGCGGGGACCTTGACGCCCATAACGAAGTCGTCTTTGGCGTTGCTTGAGCACTCGAAGGAGACCTCGATATCGATCTTGCCGACCTGCCCGGTGACGGGGGCGGGCTTGTCGATGAAGTAGGGGAAGGTCAGTTCCAGGTGGGCGGTTTCGGCCTCGAGGCGGGATTTGATGTCGTGGCAGACCTCCATCAATTGGTCGGAGCGGATGGAGTCGTGGTGGCGGTTGAGGATCTCCAGGAACCGGCTCATGTGCGTGCCCTTCTGGTCGTGGGGCAGGGCGACGTACATGTTGACGTTGGCGACGGTGTGCTGGCCGCCGCCGGTGACCGGGCAGTGCAGGCGGATGGGGTAGCGGATATCTTTGACGCCGACCTTGTTGATGGCGATCTTGCGGAGGTCCTGCTTGCCCTGCACGTCGGGCATCGCGGTGGTGTTCGGGGAGGTCATGGGGTGTCCTGGCGGTTGGAGGGGGCTGGTACCCGTCTGTGGTCCGCAATACTAGGCGTGTAGATCGCGGTGGGCAATCCTCGGCGTAATCCAGCGGATAAACAGCGATTATAGCCGGGAAAACGTTTCGGGACCATCCGTTCTGACAGCCCGGGCGGATCGGTTAGGATACACTTCCCGAACGCGAACGGACGACGAGACACCCTCATGGCAAGCCAGAAACCCCCGAGCCGATCCAGTGGTTACATCGGCGTGGTCGTGGAGCACGCGGCCTACCGTAGTTTCTCTGAGTTCGCGGACAATCAGGGCTGGACCCCGGCGGTGAATATCTACCACGTGGGCCGGCTTCTGCACGTGTGCCTGGACCTGGCGGGGATTCAGCGGGACAAGATCGATGTACGCATCGAGCCTGGCCGGCTGACGGTCAGCGGGGTTCGTGAGGCCCCGGAGCCTGGCGGGCACCCATCGCAGCCAGACACGAGTGGTCGTATGAAGATCCTGACGATGGAGATCGATTACGGCGCGTTTCAGCGGGTGATTCAGGTGCCGACGAATGTAGATTTGAAAGCGGTACATAGTGAATATCGTGACGGGGTGTTGTGGATCACGCTGCCGTTGAAGTAGATGCGATAGACATGAGTTTATTATTTCATACGGGTGCTAGACCCGTTGCTTCCCACCAGAGATAAGAACCAACCTTTGAGCAAGACGACTAAGAAAAAGACGACCAAAAAGACCGGCGGGAAGCGCAAGACGCTGAAACGTCGGCCGACCCCCAAGCCCAAGGCTCCTGTGGAGGAGTTAATCAGCGCGGTGCCGCAGTCGCGGGACGCGATACCCGCGCCGTTTGATGTGAGCAAGGCGTCGATCCCGGAGGTGCTGCCGGTGTTGCCGGTGCGCGGGAGCGTGATGTTCCCCGGGACGATCGTTCCTTTGGGCGTGGGCAGGCCCGCCAGCCGGAAGATGCTGGATGAGTCGCTGCCCAAGTCCAAAATCATCGCACTGTTCAGCCAGAAGGACGAGGAGGTTGAGAACCCGACCGCCGACGACCTGCACACCGTTGGCACGGCGGCGATGGTGCTGAAGTTGATCCGTCAGCCAGACGATAACATCTCGCTGATCGTTCACGGGCTGGGGCGGATTACCCTCGATGAGGTGACGCAGACCAAGCCTTACTTCAAGGCGCGCGTTTCGACGCCAACGGAGAAACCGGGTACGGGTAAGAAGTTTGACGCGGAGGTCAGCCAGCTGCGCGACCAAGCGCACGACCTGATTGACCTGTCGCCCAGCGCTCCGGAGCAGGCGCTGACAGTGATGATGAATATCGACGACCCCGGAACACTCGCAGACTTCCTGGGCGCGAACCTGGCATTGGATGTCGAGCAGAAGCAGGACCTCTTAGAAGAACTGAACATCGCCAAGCGGATACGGATGGTCCACGTCCACCTGTCCAGCCAGCTTGAGATCCTTCGATTGCAGGAGAAGATTCAGGAGGATGTTCAAAGCTCAATCGGGGATACGCAGCGGCGGTTCTACCTGCGTGAACAGATCAAGGCGATCCAGAAAGAACTCGGTGATGATGATGGCAGCGGGGATCACGCGATCACGCAGCTTGAGAAGAAGCTGGAAGAGGCCGCCCCGCCTGAGAAGGTGATGGCCGAGGCGACGCGAGAGCTAGATCGGCTGCGTGTGATCCCGCCGGCGAGTCCCGAGTATTCGGTGATCACGACGTATATCGAATTGATCGCGGATTTGCCTTGGAACAAGTCCAACGAAGATAATCTTGATCTTCAACGCGCGCGCAAGATTTTAGACCGTGACCATTACGGCTTAGACAAAGTCAAGCGTCGGCTGATCGAGTATCTGGCGGTGCGTAAGCTGAACCCCGAGGGGCGTGGGCCGATCCTTTGCTTGGTTGGGCCACCGGGCGTGGGCAAGACGAGCCTGGGCCAGTCGATCGCGGATAGCCTGGGGCGCGAGTTTTCGCGGATCAGCCTGGGGGGCATCCGTGACGAGGCGGAGGTGCGCGGGCATCGGCGCACTTACATCGGCGCGATGCCCGGGCGGATCATTCAAGAGCTTCGGCGTGCGGGCGCGAATAATCCGGTGATGATGCTGGATGAGGTCGATAAGCTCGGGTCGGACTTCCGAGGTGACCCGTCCAGCGCATTGCTTGAAGTGTTGGACCCGCGGCAGAACAACGCCTTTGTGGATCGTTACCTGGATGTGCCGTTCGATCTGTCGCAGGTAATCTTCATTGCGACGGCGAACGACATCGGCGATGTCCCGCCGGCGTTGCGCGACCGGATGGAGATCATCGACATCCCCGGCTACACAGACCCGGATAAATTGATCATCGCGCGGCGGTATCTCGCACCCAGGCAGCTTAAAGAGAACGGGTTGATCGCTGCTAAATGCAAGTGGCTGACGTCCGGGCTGAAGAAGGTGATCGAGAACTACACCCGCGAGGCCGGCGTGCGCGAGTTGGAGCGGCAGATCGGTTCGGTCTGTCGCGGCGTGGCGGCTGAGGTGGCTGGCGCGACCAACGGGCGCAAGCGACGCAAGGCGGTCTCGATCGATAATGATTTTGTGCGTGAGATGCTTGGGCCGGAGAAATATATCCGGGACCTGGATACCCGGACCGTTTCGCCGGGCGTGGCGCTGGGGATGGCGTACACGCCTTTTGGTGGTGAGATATTGTTTATCGAGGCGACGCAATATCCGGGCAAAGGGAACGTCACGCTGACCGGGCAGATCGGCGACGTGATGAAGGAGTCCGCCAGCGCGGCGCTGTCACTCTTCAAGAGCCGGGCCGATGCGTTGGGATACGACGTCAAACAGTTGGCGGAGCTGGACCTGCACATCCACGTCCCCGCCGGTGCCGTGCCGAAGGACGGCCCCAGCGCGGGGACGGCGATGTACACCGCGATCACCTCGCTGCTACTGGATATCCCGGTCAAGCAGGAGCTTGCGATGACCGGCGAGATCACGCTGCGGGGCAAGGTCCTGCCGGTCGGTGGGGTCAAGGAAAAAACCCTCGCCGCCGAACGGGCCGGCGTCAAGACGATCCTGCTCCCGGCACGGAATAAGCCGGACATGGAAGAGGTCGACCCGCAGGTGAAGAAGAAGTGCAAGTTCCACTTTGTCGATAACGTGGACCAGGTGTTGAAGCTGGCGTTGGGGAAAACGACTAAGAAGAAGTGAACCGCAGGGATGAGGATGGAAGAATCGAAACAGGGATGAACGCTGATAAACGCTGATTAAGAAGATAAGCGGGGAACTTAGATCCCCAATCTTATCCGCGTTCATCAGCGTTTATCCCTGTTTCATATGTATTCTCTGTGACTCTGTGGTAAATACGAATCAGGATCGATCAATGAAGCTCTACACCAGACGCGGTGACGATGGCGGGACCGACCTTTATGCCGGCCAACGCACGACCAAGACCGACCCTCGCATCCACGCCATCGGCGAGGTCGATGAAACCAACGCCGCTTTAGGCCTCGCGATTGTTGCCTGTGAAGCGGGTGAGTTCAAAGAGCAATTGTTGGCGTTGCAATGCAGGCTCTTCGACCTGGGTGCCGACCTGGCGGCCGCCGACCCGGGCAAGCCCCGGCGGATCGGGCAGGCCCACATCGACAAAATCGAAAAAGACATCGACACGGCTTCCGATCAGCTCCCCGCCATGAAACACTTCATCCTCCCCGGCGGCAGCGAATTGGCCGCCCGCCTGCACTTCGCCCGCACCGTCTGCCGGCGTGCCGAGCGTGCGTGTGTGGCGTTGCATGCTCAGGATGAGAACGTCGGCATGGCGGTGATCTACCTCAACCGCCTAAGCGACCTGCTGTTCGCGTTGGCAAGGTTGGCGAATCAGCAGGCCGGGGTCGAGGATGTGCCCTGGAAGGGGTAACTTTTCAGGTTTGAAATAACCGATGGCCTCGACGGCATAGACCCAACCCAGTTCCCGCAAATAACAGCATCAGCATCCCGGGTTCGGGGATATTCGTCTGAGCTTCAGGTGGTGTGCCAGCGTTCCAGTTGCCCAGCACGGCGTTGAGGTCGTCGATGCCGACAAAGCCGTCGCCGCTTGGGTCGGCCAGGGGATTGGCGGGCGGGACATTCTGATTCCATGACCCCAGGATGATGTTTAGATCGTCAATGCCGACGAAGCCGTCGCCGTTGAGGTCGCCGGGGAGATTCGCTGAGAATAAGAATATCCCCGAGGTGTCATCGGTGAAGACTAGGAGGATAGCAAGCTGGCCATCAGGACTAAAGATTGGCCGTGGCTCGTTACTACTACCGTCGGTACTCCGATAGCCAAAGTTTTCGGTAACCCTTCACAGCCTATCAAGCGTATCGGTCGTGTTGTCCGATAACAAGAGGTAATGGCGGACAACCTGGAGCAACTCAGCAAGCGGCAGTTGATCGCGTTGGTACGCCAACTGATCGGCCGC